GCGTTGGCGGCGCAGGGCTTGACGAGCATCAGCTTCACGGTGCCCCCAGCCACGCTGGGTGCCATCATCGATGCTCAGGGCAACGCGCCCATCACCTGGAGCCTGAGCGCCACGCCGCGTGCCATCGGGGTGCTGTCTGGCGACATCACACCATTCACCGAACTGAGCCCGCAGTCGCTGTCGGCCGCAGTCTGGCAAGCCCTGGCCAGCGCCTACAACACCCCCGGCTCCATGGGCGAGCTGCTCAACAGCGCAGGCGCCGCGGCTGACCCGCTGCTGGGCACCGTCGAGGGCGGCCTCACGCTGCGCGACGTGCTGCGCATCCTGCTGGCCGTCAACGCGGGTGACGCCACCGGCCTGGAAGGCTCCAGCATGGTGTTCAAGTCCCAGGACGGCACCGTGGACCGGGTGGAGGCAACCTACAGCTCGGGCGCGCGCACCGTCACATCCGTTGACCCGTCGTGAGCGCCCAGGGCCAATACGCTGGCCAATACTTTGGCGACTACCTCGGCCAGGCCGGCACGCCTGTCGTGCCCGGCGTCATGGTCGGCACGGCGCACATAAGCTTCAGCGCCACCGGGCTGCTTACGGATGGCCAGGCGCCTGCGCCTTCTGCAGCCAAAGACTTCTCCCCCCACGGCCGCATCCGCCGCGGCCGTCACGCAGCAGACTTCCAGCCCGATTGGCTGCTAGAAGCGCTGAACCCCCCCAAGCCCCCGCGCCGCGCCCGCAAGCGCCGTGAGGAAGACCTGGTAATGCTGGCCTAAGCACGGCTGTGCGCTGCCTGTGTTGACGCAGCGCATCTTGTCTCAAGTTTCCTGGAAATGAGACAGGCACGCGGCCACCATGCCAGGCATGAGCACAGCCACCGCCACGCCTTCCGCCCCTGCCCAGGTTGCCACCCCGGCCACTGCACCGCAAGGCGCGCAGCGCATGCTGCCCCCGCAGGTGCGCGCCGGCTCCATCAGCCCCGCCACCTTCAACGAAACCGCCCGCACCGTTGAGGTCACCTGGACCACCGGCGCCCTGGTGCGCCGCATGGACTGGTGGACGGGCCAGGTGTATGACGAAGAGCTTGTCGTCAGCACCGAAGCCGTGGACATGGGCCGCCTGAACACCGGCGCCGCCCCCGTGCTGGACAGCCACAGCGCCCACAGCCTGGCCAGCCAGATCGGCGTGGTGGTGTCGGCCCAGATCGAAAGCGGCGCCGGCCTGGCCACCGTGCAACTGTCTGAGCGTGACGAGGTGGCCGGCATCGTGCGTGACATCGCCGCCGGCATCATCCGCAACATCTCCGTGGGCTACAACGTCCGCAAATACGAGATCGTCAGCGCCGCCAACCGCACGGATGGCAAGACTGACGCCCCCCTGTACCGCGCCGTGGATTGGGAACCCGCAGAACTGTCGTTCGTTCCCATCCCGGCTGACCCTCTTTCCGGCACCCGCAGCGGTGCCGATTCCGCGCATGGCACGCCGTGCCTGTTTGTCGCCGCAACACCTGTGTCGTCTGCACCCGCAGGCGCTGCAGGCGGCGCGGCGCTTCATCGGGCAGCTGCCCACTCCTTGACCACCTCCACGAGGACCACCATGGACGAAAATCTTCAAGCCGGCAGCGCTTCCAACGCCGCCACCACCCCCGCTGCTGGCGCCCCGGCGCAAGACCAGCGCAACGACGCCGCCACCCAGGCCGCCGACATCACAGACCTGTGCGTGCGCCACAACGTGCCGCACCTGGCCGTGGGCCTGATCCGCACCGGCCAAACCGTTGACCAGGCGCGCGCCGCCGTACTGGCCGAGCTGGCCGTGCGTGACGCCGCCGCCGGTGGCCACCGCAACGTGGGCTCGCGCGTGGAAACCGTGCGCGACGAAATGCAAACCCGCATGGCCGGCATCGAGCAGGCCATCCTGCACCGCATTGCGCCCAGCACGCAGCTGGACGACGCGGGCCGCCAGTTCCGCGGCATGTCGCTGCTGGAAATCGGCCGCCAGTTCCTGGACGCGCACGGCGTGAACACCCGCGGCCTGGACCGCGTGGCGCTGGCCGGCCGCATCCTGCACTTCCGCAGCCCCGGCATGCACACCACGGGCGACTTCTCCAGCCTGTTCGCCAACGTGGCCACCAAGCGCCTGCGCAACGCCTACGACGAAAACCCCGGAACCTACGCCCTGTGGGCCCGCCGCGGCCCCAACGCGCCCGACTTCAAGAGCATCAACGTGGTGCAGCTCTCCGGTGCGCCTGACCTGTTGCAGACCAACGAGCACGGCGAGTTCAAATACGGCACCATGCGTGACGGTGCTGAGACGTATGCCGTGGTCACCTACGGCCGCATCGTCAGCCTCACGCGCCAAGCCATCATCAATGACGACCTGCGCGCCTTTGACCGTCTGGTCACGGCCTACGGCTTCGCCTCCCGCCGCCTGGAAAACCGCCTGGTCTACAGCCAGCTCACGGCCAACGCCAACCTGAGCGACGGCGGCGCGCTGTTCAACGCCACCGCTGTGACCACGGCCGGCGGCCACGCCAACCTGGGCACGGGTGCCGGCAGCGCGCTGCAGCTCAGCAGCCTGACCACGGCCCGCGCCGCCATGCGCGTGCAGAAGGGCCTGCAGGGCGAAGAGCTGAACCTGGCGCCCAGCTTCCTGATCGTGCCGGCCGCGCTGGAGCAAACCGCCTACCAGCTCACCAGCAACCAGTACATGCCCGCCACCCCGGGCAACGTCAACGAGTTCCGCACCGGTGGCCGCACCGCGCTGGAGCCCGTTGTCGAGCCCGTGCTGGACGCCAACAGCGCCACCGCCTGGTACCTGTCCGCCACCACCTCCCAGGTGGACACGGTGGAGTACTGCTACCTGGACGGCGCTGAAGGCCCGGTCATCGAGAGCGATATCGGCTTCGAGACGGACGGCGTTTCCTACAAGTGCCGGCTGGACTTCGGCGCGAAGGCCATCGACTTCCGCGGCCTCTACAAGGCCAACGGCGCCTGATGAGCGGCCCGCTCCTGGCGCCGGCCTGAAACGCCGGCACCAGGGGCACCAGCCCACACCGCACACATCGCAGACAGCACCCGCACCCCCTCACTTCACATCAAGAGGACATCATGCGCAATTACACCCAGGACGGCGACGTTCTCACCCTCACCCCCAGCTCCACCGTGGCTGCCGGGGCTGGTTTCATGTTCGGCGCCAGCTTGTTCGGCGTGGCCACTTCGGCGGTTACGGCCAGCACGGCCGGCGAGTTCATCACCGAAGGCGTGGTTGAGATCGCCAAGACCTCGGCCCTGGCCATCAGCGTGGGCGATCGCCTGTTCTGGGATTCGACCAACAGCGTCGTGAACAAGACCAGCACCGCCCAGGTTTGCGTGGGCATCGCAGTGGCCGCCGCTGCCAACCCCAGCGCCACCGTGCAGATGAAGCTGGGCCGCTTCCTGGCCGCTGGCACCTGATCTGGCGCCGCCCTGACGCAGCAGCCCTGCCGCCATGCCCGCCAACTTCGCCGCCCTCGAAGCCCGCGTGAACAACGCGGTCTTGGCGCATCTGGCCAACACCCAGGCCCAGATCAATGGCGGCGCACCGGTGGCGGCCATTTTCGACAACGGCTTTGCCCTGGGCTCGGTCGGCATCGGCATGGCCGGCACGCAGCCCACGCTGCGCCTGCGCACCGCTGACGTGGCGGCTGACCCTGTAGGCCAGGCCGTCAGCGTCAACGCCGTGGCCTACACGGTGGCGGCGCACGAGCCTGACGGCACGGGCGTCAGCGTGCTGATGCTGGAGCGCGCATGAGCATCATCAATACCGCCATCACCGCCGTCGTGGCTGCCCTGGGCACCGCGCCTGCGGTGGCCAACGTCGGCCGCGTGCGGCTGCGCCCGGTGTCGTCCAGCCCCAGCACCGCTGTGGTGGTGCGCCCGGTGGACAGCCAGGTGCTCGAGGCCTCGGTGCTCAGCAGCCAGCCGATTACGTGGGACACGCGCATCGGCGTGGAGTGCTACGCCCGCGCCACTGCCGGCCAGGCGCCTGACGTGGCTGTGGACGCCCTGGTGTCCACCGTCTACGCCAAGCTGATGGCCGACCCCACGCTGGGCGGCGCCGTCATCGCCCTGCAGCCGCAGTCTGTGTCCTATGACTTCGACGCCGATGGCGAGAACACCGTCTGCGCCACCTTCGTCTTCACCGCCCGCCAGCGCGTGGCCGCCGCCACGTTCTGAGACCCGCAACCCTGAAACCCAACTCTCTCGAAAGGTTCCATCATGGCTTACTACTTCCCCGAAGGCTCGAGCATCCAGTTCAGCAACACCCTGGCCTCTGCCAAGACCGTTTCTGCCGCCACCAACGCCAACCCGGCCGTGCTCACGTCCACCGCTCACGGTTACGTGACGGGCGACGAGGTGCTGTTTGCATCGGGCTGGGAAGACGCGACGGACACGGTCTACAAGGTCACCGTCATCGACGCCAACAGCTTCAGCCTGCAAGGCCTGAACACCACCAACACCAGCTTCTTCCCGGCTGGCAGCGGCACGGGCACCACGCAAAAGCTCTCGGCCTGGTCGGCCGTGCCCCAGGTGCTGAACATCAGCACCTCGGGCGGTGATGCACGTTTCACCACGGTCAGCCCGCTGGCCAAGCGCAACGACATCAACGTGCCCACGGGCTTCAACGCCCTGAGCATGACGCTGACCATGGGTCATGACCCGTCCAACGCCACGTATCAAACCATGCTGGACATCAGCCGCACGCTGAGCAAGGTGGCGCTGAAGCTGGTGCTGTCTGGCGGCGGCACGATGTACGGCTACGGGTACATGAGCGTGGCCGAGGCTCCCACGCTGAGCCGCAACCAGGCCAACCAGGTCAACGCCGCGCTCACGATGCTGGGCCGGGCCATAAGCTACAGCTGAGTGCGCAGGGGCTGGCCGCAGCCCCGCCTGAACCTTTCAGCGCGGCAGGCCGGTGCGTACCCCACACCGGTCGGCACGTCGGCCCCGAACGTGCCACGCCGCGCTCCCCAACCCCTCGGGCACCACACATCGGGCACCCTCAATGTCAATCAAGATCGTCGTCTCCAACCTGGTCAAGTTCAAAGTGCGCGGCACCATCAAAGACGATGCCGGCACCGACCAGCCGTTTGACTTCCACCTCACCTGCCGCCGGCTTGATGCCGACCAGATCAAGACCAAGCTGGGCGACAACAGCGAGACCAGCGTGGCCGACTTCCTGCTGGAGGTCATTGAAGACTGGGCGGGCGTGCGCGGCGCCGACGACAAGCCGCTGGACTTCAGCGAGAGCGCCTGGCGCCAGCTGTGCAAGATCCCCGGCGTGGCGCTGGTGGCCTTCCGAACCTACCTGAGCG